CTCATCAAGGAAGTAGACGCGCTGGATGTTGACGTCGTAGTCCTCGGTACGCACCACGTCTGGATCATCCTGAAATTTCTGGATGTTGACCACAGTGATCTCGGGCCTGCCGCTGTGGTTGTGCAGCACCTGGGTGGCCTTGATGTCGCGAGCGAAGGCTTCACGGCTGTCGATGCTGTGTACGATCAGCCCCCGCCCGGTAAATTCGCGCTGGGCCTGGATGAGCAGGTCGAGCCGGTCGACGATGAAATAGAACTTGGGAATGATGCCCTGGCGCTGGAAGTAGTCAGTCAGGAAGCGGGTGTTGTAGTAGGCAAGCGCGGTTTTGCCGCTGCCCTGAGTGTGCCAAATGATGCCCTTGTGCACGCCGGCATCGAGCTTCCTCTCAATCGCCTTAGTGGCGAAAAGCTGCGGATAACGCATGACGTGCTTTTGCAGGCCGTCGGCCTCGTTGACATAGACGAGCGCAAAACGCAGCAGAAAAGCCAGGCGTTGGCGGCTGAACAATGACGTGCAAATACGATTGGTCGGTGCGGCGGGATCCTTATTACTGAGGAACTCCGGGCTGTGCTTGATGACGTTGAGGTTGTTGTCGCGCAGCACCTCGTTCTCGATGTTGTCATCTTCGGTGGCTAGCAGCTCGGCCAGATTCAACGTTTCCTCTTCACGGAAATAATTGAAGATTGGCAAGTCATACGAAGGGCTGGCATAGAAGGCACCTTCGATGGGCTGCGGCGAGCCGTCTTCGTATTCCATGTTGTTGGAGAAGACCATCAACTGGGTGATGTTAATGAAGCGTCGGAAGCGCAGATTGCGGCAGCGCGTAATGATGCGGTTGCGTTCGGCCAGCACGCCCTCGCGGTTGTTGGGCTTCTTGACCTCAATGAAGGCCAGTGGCATGCCATTAATAAGCAGGGTGATGTCGGGCCGGAACTCATCATCACCATTTCGGCATGGCAGCTCGGTCACAACGTGGAAGCTGTTGTTGTCGAAATTCTCAAAGTCGATCAGGCGGATGCCAGAGCGCTCGGTGAGTTTGTCGTAGAAAGCCTGGCCGAGGTCTTCGTTGTCCAGCAAGAGCTTGACTTCCGCCAGCAGGCGGTCGATGTCATCGGCTTCCACGCCAGGGTTAACCCTGGCCAGCGAAGAACAAAAAAGTGCCGGAAAGATATTGGTTTGCTCATCCCAGGAAGCACCCTTCAGGGAGAGGTAGCTGTAGCCCAGGCGAACCAGGTGCAAGATGCAGGGGATCTTGACGCGCGAATCTTCACTGAAAACCATTAGGTGTGCTCTTCCTTAATGCGTGGATCGGCTCGGGTAGGCGCGAGCTGATCCGCTCCGACCCCTTGATCGATGCTAATCCCCTATGGTTCACAAGCCAATCTCAATTGGCAACCAATTGGCAACCACGAACCCTCTTTCCAAGGGCGAAACAAAAACCATCAGGCATAAAAAAATCCAGTCACCGCTAAGTGACTGGATTTTCTAGGGATTTTTGGTCGGGACGGAGTGATTCGAACACTCGACCCCTTGCACCCCATGCACGCAGGGCGATCTGGAGCCCGCGCAAACCCCAGCAACCACGGGCGCTCGCTGCAACTGAATGCCCATCAATGCCGATGACTGCGTGAGAAAGTCACGCAAAAGTCACGCACCCCCTCTCAGCCCGTCCGGGCGCCCCGCTCACACCTCCGCAAAATCCCCCTGAATCGAATCCCCCTCCCTTTTCCGCCAGTACACCCAACCCCCAGCCCGAACCCCGAGCCACATCGACCGGCGCTTGAGTAGCCCGACGCCGGCACGCTCCAGGGCTTCGAGGAAAAGCGCGTCGGCCTCCGAGCGATCACCGAACTGGACGCAGTAGAGATAGTCATGCAGCACCGCAGGCTCGCGGCATTCGTCTTGCGTGTCGTAGACGCTGCGGAGCAGGCGCGGAATCGAAGCCAGATCGGTAATGAACCCAGCCGGCACAGTGATGGCCTTGCCCTGCCGGGGCGCGTATTGCAGCGGCCGGATGACGAGCCACTCGCCAGGCTCATGGGCGCGCACCTCGAGGCGCGAGTCGAAGCCGGTCATCGGTCACCTCCGCATTCAATCAGCAGGCGATTCGGCTCAAGCGCCCGACCGACAGCCGCGCGACTCACAGACCGAGCCTGCTCCGGCAGCGCGCAGTAGCGAGCGACCGCGTATTGCGCGGACTGCGTGACTGTGCAGCCCGAGAGGGTGGCGAGCAGGCAGAGGGTGATTAGGCGCATACGGACTCCCCCTCGAACAGCGCCCGCTCAGCAGCACGGCGACGAACAAGGCCGGGCAGCTCTTTGCCGCCGCCCTTGACCCAGCGGCCGAACTGCAATGCCGCCTCGTCGTATTTGCCGTCGTTGAGCAGGCGCAGCAGGGTCGAGCGCTCAAGTGCGCCGTGGCCGACGTTGAACGCGAACGCCACCAGTGCATCGAACTGGCCCTGCGTGATCGGCGCGCGGACCATGCGGCGCACATGGCCCTCGAACCGCGCCACGTCTTCGCGCAGCAGCTCCTCGGCGCGCTCCTTTGTGATGGACTGGCCCATCTTGGCCGTAGCCGTGTGGCCATAGCCGATGGATGGCACGCCCGCCGCGCATTTGTACGCGAGCAGGCGCAAGCCCTCGAACTGGCGGATTAGCGCCAGGCCGGTTTCGGATGTGTGCATGGGAAACTCCAGGCAAAGAAAAACCCGCCGAAGCGGGTCTGGGTGTTGCGATGCGGTCAGATCGTCGCAGCAGTCACGAAAAGCTCGTCGACTTGCTCATCCGTCAGCCCGAGGTCGCCGGCCATGTAGGCAATCAGCGGCCAATCGCGGCGGACTTCGAGCGCGTACTCCCAGTCGATACGGGCGCGCTCGCCATCGGCGCCGGGCATGGATGCGATGGACGACTGAACGGCTTCGAGCAGGCCGGCACCAAGCAGCGCGATGCGGCACTGACGCATGGTCACGGATTGCGGCACTCGCGCCCGCATCTCGTCCGCGCGCATCGTTTCCCAGTCGTCTCGGCCGATCACATCCAGGACGCCCGGCAGCATCACGAAGCTGTCATCCGGGCAGGTGCCGAAAAACTCGGGAACGGCCGTGGGATAGCGGCTAGTGCGCGCCCAGGCGAATTCCAGCCCGTCGATAGATGGAAATACCGGGCCGTTCTCGGCGGGAGCGTCAGTTATCGGGATTCCGGTGACAGAATCGACGTAGGTGAATTTTAAATAGAGCATGCGATCTCCTTGTAGCGAAACAGGAACCCTTTATATGTCTTGAGTCGCCCGGTGCAGCACGACGATATATTCCCCTGAGAAAGACCCTCCGCCGCGTAATCACGACACCTAGCCTCTCGCAGCACTGCGCCAGTTTGCGGATCGACCTGCTCGATAATTCGGCCGCGTGTTGCCTGGAATGCCCGGATCGCTGCCCGCTCTTGCTCCGGCCTGGCGCGACCAAAGCACGAAGTTTCACCTGCGCGCTTGCCGTAATTCGGGTTGTTGGCGCCGGCGTTTTTCTGCCGCAGCAGTTCTACCGTTTCCGGCGAAAGCCTTCCCGCTCGGTCATCTGCCGTTGTTAGGCGGCAGTTCAGTCCGCGCTTTCCCGTCGCATCAAACACGTCTTGCCAGTGTCGCTCGCGGGCAAGTAGCTCACCAGCGTCGCAGGTTTCTACAATCTCAAATACATGGCTTTTTGCCCCGTAAGATTTCAGCGAGCTATAGAGCCTCCGCTGCCTGTGGCAGCTTGTGTATCGCATGTAGTCGTAAAACCGCTTCTCGATATCGACTGACTGTCCTATGTAGACCTTTCCAGATGGAGACGTGATTTTGTAAATACCACAGGTCATACGATGCTCCGCCGCACGGCCCGAACACGGTACGTACTCGACTTGCTGTCGTTGCTCTGGGCGCCAGGGTTGGACGAGTTCCGATTCTGGAACCACGCGAGCGAGGCGCTATATTCGCTGCACGACCAGTAGTAGGCGGAGCCGAACTCGAACGCCTCTGCGCCGCCGCTGCGGAATGCCGTGGCGGCAGTTTGCGCAGGGTTGCTGGCGGTGTATGCGGCACCGGTCGGCGAGCTGTTGTTGTTTACGCCATGGCTGGCTGACGTGTCGCCGACGGAGCCGTTGTTGGCGTAGTTGAAAGACGCGCCGGTCGGCCGGTCGGCCGTGACGTAGTTGCTGTTCGTGACCGGCTTGAGATTCCGCCAGCACAGCTCAAGCTCGTCACGCGCCGGAATGTACCAATCAGCCCTGCCGCCAATGCTCAGCCCGCGCGCCCAGTGGGCGGCCGGGTAGACCGTGCTGGTATCCGCGTTGCGCATAGCCTCCGTTGCGGCCCAGCCCTCGGTCAGTGTCTGGCACGCTGCCGGGAATGCGGTGTTGGCGTTTTTCAGCGTGATGCCCGCGTGCTCGCCGCTGGCCTTCGGCGCCACTACGAGGCGGTGACGGGCCATGACGGACCAGTCGCTGAATGTGCCGCTGCCGCCGATGCTGGTGACGCTGAGCGTGAGCGTCGTGCCAACTGCGCCGGTCACGGTGCCGATGAACTTGTTCGCCGGGTTGGCGCGGCTGCGCACTTCGAGCGTCTGCCCTGCGTAGACGATGGGGGCGCCCGTCATGCTCGGCACCGTGAAACTCTGCGCGCCGGTTGCGAGCGTCTTGCTGCTCGACGATTGTGCGATCTGGCCCCAGATCATTCCCGCATAAAAACCACCCTCAAGCGGATCGCCGAAGTTGCTCGGCGTGGCGGTCGGGGTAGCGATGTAGCTATTAAAGGTGGCTGCCGTCGTGTACTGGGTGGGCGTGCTCCACTCGCTCCAGACCCCTTCGTCGTCTACGTAGCGCAGCCGGAACCAGTACGTCGTACTCAGGGCATGCACGCCAGCGGGAACCGTGTACGCCGTGGCCGGCCCAAGCGTGCCGCTGTCATGGAGCACGGTGCCGAAAGTGTTGCTCGTCGCAATCTGGAACTGCGCCCCACTCTGGGTGATGCCGTACAGGCTCAGATATGCGCTGCCCGCCAACTCGGGCGTTTCTGTAACGCTGGTGGCGCCCGATGCCGGGAGGGTGTTGACTGGCGTGCGTATAGGGAGGGTCGCTGGCGACAGTACGGCTATGGCTTCTTTAACACGCAGCGGCGTCATCAGCTTCGTCGATATCGTTCCCGCTTCGGCCTCGGCTTTCGTTGCGATGCTCGGCGTAATTGTGCGGTTTGCACTGAGATCCCCGCCGCCCGTCAAGCCTGTGCCGACTGAGATAGTGCGGCTGGTCGGTGCGGCGCCAACATCGGCCGCCGCCAGCACGGCTGCGCCGGTTTTGCCGTTGACGGAAGTGACCGGGCCGTCCGCGATGCTCGCGGCTGCATTCTGAGCGACCTGTGCGCTTGCCGCAGCCTCGCCCGCCTTAGTTGTGGCCGTGCCGGCGCTGGTCTCGGCTGATGTCGCACTTGAGGCGGCATTCGTGGCGCTGGTCGACGCCTCGGACGCTTTTGTTGTTGCCGTGGATGCTGAGCCGCTGGCAGATGTGGCGCTCGCTGCGGCCTTGATCGCGTGATGCTTTGCGCTGTACTTGCCGGTTTCAACGGTTACGTTTTCGGCGTTTTCCGCCCACTGGCCCGCTTTTGTGGACGAGGCTGCGGCCTCGGCTGCTTTCGTTGTGGCGGTGGCTTGCTTGGCGTTTACGTCCGTCTGGAGCGCATTGGCTTCGGCGGCAAATGCCGGCAATTGCGCGCCGAAGAAGGTATCGACCTCGTTTCGGAAGTTGACTGACGTGCGGTCTAGCGCGGGTAATGGAGTGATTGGCATTAGATAAGCCCCTCGATTTCAAGTGTGCAGAGGTGGTGTTCGGGGTATTGCACGTCTATCGAGAAATCCTTGAAGAACCCGTAGATAAGCAGCGGCTCATAGCCGGGCTCTTCGGTGCCGATGTAGACGCAGGGCGTGGCCCGCAGCGCCGCGAGCGTGCGATAGATGCGGTTGAAGCTGGCCCGAGATGTGACTAGATCGAAGTTGGCACGCTTGCTGTAGGCGCGCTCCACGACGATGACGTTGCCGAACGGGTCGCGCTCTTTGCGCGAGTAGTCGCTAATGCCCACGGTCGCGCCGTACTGCGTTTCGCCGATCTGTGCCGCGAGCCCAGGTTTGAAAACCCCCACGGCAGGATTGCCGCTGGTGGTCGTCAGCGTCACGGTCAGCTCGGCGCTGGTGTACTGGCTCGGCAGATCAGTCAGCACTACGTCCGACCGCTGCTCGAAGTCGTTGAAAAACCATTCGTAGAACGACTCGATGCCCGTCCCGTCAAGGTCGACCGTGCGGCTGTAGACGATCTGCCCGCCCGTTGCGTCGCGCATCTCGATCTGTGCCAGCCGCCCGCGCAACTCGAACAGCGCCAGACTGTCGGTGCTGCCGGTACGCAGCACGAAAGTCATCGGCGAGGCGCCAGAGGTGACGGTGCCGACCTTCTCGTCGAACGCGGCCCAGCGGTTTGTAGGGCCGACGTTGAGCCAGGTGGTTGAGTCATTTTCGGGGGCAGTCGTGCCGGCCCCTGCGACTAGCCGCTCGTAGATGCAGTGCGTGGTCGTGCGGATGACGCGAGCGCCGAGGGCGTACGTCGCTCCCGACACCCATGCCGGGTGGTCATTCTCCGGCACCGTACTGCTGAGCAGCACGGCGTCAGTGATGGCGTGCGGCTTTAGTACCTTCATGCTGTCGCCCCTATGGTCTGCATGGCTTCGCCGCCTTGCGTGACGCGCTCAAGAATCCGCGTCGATTTGCTGGCGTGCTGAGCGTTGGCGCGGGTGTTGGCCTCGATGGTATCGAGCCGAGTCCGCAGCACGCGCAGCTCTGCAACGACTTCCCCGCCGCCGCCACTGAGCATTGCTGCCGTCTGGCCGGCGCTGTAGATGCGGCTCGGGCCTGTTACCTCCAGCTCCGGGCCGTTCTCGCCGACCAGGCGCAGGCCGCCGCCGAACGTGCCGCCCGAGGCGAACCCTGGAATGCCGAGGCCCTTCAGGTACTGCTCTGCCGACTTCTTGGTCGCCGCAGATTCCGCGCTATTGCCCAGCGCGCCCTTGGCGATGGATGCCGCGATGTCCTGATAGCTCGCCGTTCCGGTCTGTAGCGCATTGGCCCAGAACGCCGCGCCCGCCTCGTCACCCTTAGTCCCGCGACCGAGCACCGATTGGTAGATCGTGTCGATGATCGAGCGGTTGTTTTGCGGGGTGTTGGCCTGCGCCGCGCCCTTCGGAAGCCCGCCGAGCGCCGCGACCACGGCGGCATTCATGGCGGCCACGGCAGCGGTGACGCCCATCACGGAGTTGTCGATGCCGTTCAGTGCGTCGAGCTGCGCTTGTGCGTAGCTCAGTTGCGCGTCGAGCCCAGCCATGTCGGCGTCGTATTGCTGCTGAGCCAGGCCGAGTTGGTTCTGCACACTCTCCAGCAGGCGCTGTTCGGTGCTGAGCTGCTTGCCGTTGACCTTCTCCAGTTCGGCAATCAGGTTTGCGGTGCGCCCCTGCTCGCGCTGGAAGTCTTCGAGCGAGCCGTACAGCGCCGTGTCCATTTCCGACGCTACGTCGAGCGCGTCTTGCAGGCCGGTGAAGCCCGCGAGCGATTGCCCGGCGCGGGAGACTGTCAGGGCGTTTTGCAGTGTGGCCGTGGCTTGTGCGCGCAGCATCCGCACGGCATCGTCAGACGTGCCGCGCAGTCGCTTGATGGCCGCTTCGAGCGAGTTGCTGACGCCCGCAAGCGCCGAGACGCTGGCGGATGCCGTGGCGGCCATATCGTTCAGCGACGAAACCCGCGCGCTGTACGCCTGCTGGATCTGCTTTTGCTGCGCTGCGACGGAGCGCTGAACGGCGGAGAACGCATTGCTTGCCGCGCCGAGTAGCTGCTGCTCAACGATGCTGTAGTAGGCCGCAGCCTGCCCGGCCAGCCCCATCATCGTGGCGAACATCACGCGCCCGGCTTCGGTCGTGATGTCGATATCCTCGACCATCGCCCGGAATGCGGCGCGCGAGTTCGCCAGCGGAATCTCCGCATCGGCGAAGGTGCGGCGCACGGAATCCAGGGTGTCGGCTGCGCGCTCGGTCTCCGAGAAGAACGCGGAGTAGTAGGTCTGCGTGCCGGTCGCCAGCGCTTCCAGCCCTCCCGCGACGGCGGACAGATCCTGTGCCAGCTTGCCGCCTGCGACCGATGCGTCGTACATGCCGACATTGAGGTAGCGGATAACCTCGTTGACGCCCTTGAGGTTGCCGACGAAGGCTTGCATGCCGGCTAGATCGAGGTCGAGGCCGGTGGCGAAGACCTTGTTCAGCTCGGTGTTCATGGCCTCGGCAGCGGTGCCGAACCAGTCAGCAATGGCCTGCTGGATTTCTTCCTCGGTTTTGCCTTTTGTGCTGATCTGCGTCTTAGCCAGTTGCAGGCCGTCGAACACGCCGTCGTCAATGCTGTAGCTCAGCGACTCGAACAGCTCGGCCACGCCGGCTTGCGTGGCATCGTAGGTGTCACGAAGCGAAGACTCGAACTCGGGGTCTAGCGCGGAGTAGCGGGTGCGCTTTTTGTTGGAGCCGAACAGGCCGCCTTTCTTCTTCTGGTACTCGTACTGCTGGCCGGTGAAATCGCCGCCCTCGACGCCGAAGGCAAGGCCGGTGTCTTTGGTTTGCCAGTCGCCGCCGAACAGCTTGGACCCGAACGCCGCGCCCAGCGCCGCACCGATTACGGTCCCGATGCCTGGCAGCACAGAGCCCAGGGCAGCACCCATCGCCGTGCCGGAGAGCGCCGAAGCAGCAGCCGCGCCCGCCATCGCGCCGAGCGTGCCGCCACCCCAGCCGCCGAGGCCGCCCGCGACCGCGCCTTTCACGCCGCTACGCTGGTAGCCCATGTAGGCGCCAGACAGGCCGCCCGCAATCGAGCCGAGGCCCGTCGCTGCGCCACCCCAAGTGGTTGCCGCCGCGTTCTGCGCGCCGACCCAATTGCCGAACTGGGCGCCGGTGTAGTCAGCAATCGCCGCCCCGCCGCCGGTCGCGCCGCCGCCGAACATGGAGCCAAGCGCGCTTGATCCGTACTGCCAGCCCGAGCTTGCTGCGCCCTGCAATCCGCCGAGCAAGCCTTGCCCCGAATTCCAGCCGCTCGCGATCGCCTGGCCGAAGCCGGAGTTAGCGAGGCTGTAGCCGTTCTTCAGTAGGCCGAACGCATCCAGGCCGCCCGAGCCAGTCGTGCCGCCCATCATGCTCACAGCCTGCCCGGCGCCCCCGCCAATGCCCAGCGCCGCGCCGATCTGCATCACGATTGGCCGGGTGATCGCCATGTGGGCGAGTTCGGCGAGCATCTGGCGGAAGGCGTTTTTCAGCGAGTCAGCGAACGACTTGAACCCGTCGCCGATGTTGCGCCAGGCGTCCGCAAAGGCGCCGTCTACGCGCTCCAGGGCGGATTCGGTCCATTCGGCCCATTGGTTCGTCTGCTTGGTGTTCTCTTTGTAGCGCTTGCCCAGCTCGGCCATCATCTCGCCGTGCTCGCCGGCAGAGATCATGCCCCGGCTGAGCATTTCGTTCAGCTTGTCCTGGTCCTTCGTGTACTTGCGGGTCGCTACGCCTACCGGGTCGAGGTCGTCTTTTAGGCGCTCAAGCTCCTTGCGGTAGTCCTCGATTGCATCGACCGGGCCGGTGGCATCGCCTGCGTACAAGGATTCGTTGAGCCGCTGGACAGCCTTGGCGAGCTGATCGCCGTCGAGGTACTTGTCGAGTAGTGCGACCTGCTCGTTGTACTTGCGCTGGGCAGCTTCGGCCGGGAACAGGCCGTCCATGAGGGACTGGAATGCCACAGCCTGCTTGTCGAGCTTGCCGCTCGCGTCGTCAGAGGTCCCGCCAAGGCGCCCTGTGCCGGTGCGGAATGCTTCGATCTTGGGGGCGCTGGACGCCGCAGCTTCACCTGTGCGCCCCGCTGCTGCGCCTAGCTCGTCGTAAGCCTTGAGCGCCTGCTGGATCTTGACGATCTCGGCGTCGATCTCCGCGTCGCCCTTGTAGCTGACCACGCCGTCACGGCCGAAGAACACCAGTCGATTAGCCGGCCCGCTCTCGCGCATCTCTTGCAGGCGGGCCAGTTCATCTTCCAGCCGCACCCGGTCATCGGACGCGATGCCGTTAAAGGTGGCGGCCAGCTCTTCGGCCATCCACTTGACGACGCCTACTGTCGTGGTCGCAGCCTCGGCAATGAAGCCGATCCCCTTGGCCACGCCAGTGCCCATGATCTGCGCGGCTTCGACGGTCGCGGGATCGGCGAGAATGTCCGCCACATCCATGATGGCCGCAGCAGTGTCGGACGACGCCCCGCTAGTCTCATCCATCTTGCCGATGAGCTGCGTGAAGGCGTTGCCCACGGTAGTCATGGCGCCGGAAATGTTCGGGGCCAGCTTGCCGAACGCCTCGTCCATCGCCTCGGACTGGCTCAGCAGGGCGCCAACAACCTGCTCCGCTGTCAGCTTGCCTTCGGCCCCAAGGTTGCGCAGCTCGCCCACGGTCACGTTCAAGCCGCGCGCGAGCGTCTGAGCCAGCGCCGGGGCGCCTTCGAGGACTGAGTTCAGTTCTTCGCCGCGCAGCGTGCCAGAGGCGAATGCCTGGCCAAGCTGAGTCAGTGCGCCGGCTGCGGTCGAGGCAGAGGCGCCGGAGACAGCGAGCGACTTGCTGATCGTCTCGGTGACGCGCGCCACGCCTGCGCCGGTAAGGCCAAGCTCTTTCTGGTTGGTGGCGATGCGCTGATAGAGTTCTGCCGTCTCGGTGAGCGGCTGGCGACCCTCCTGCGCCACGCGGAACACGGCCGCCTGCGCTGCGGCAAACTCGCCCGCGCTATTGGTGACAAGCTTCAGGCGGTTGGAGATCGTGGTATAGGCTTCGGTCGCCTGGTAGACCTCGCGCACGCTGAGCGCGGCAACGATGGACGCGCCGACCTTGCCGGCGACATTGGACAGGCCATTGAACTCGGAAGCAGCCCTCTTGGCCTGGTCGCCGACGCCCTTGAGGCCCAATTCGACCTTGCGCGACTCGGTTACAAGCTTGCCGTTCGACTCGCGCAGCCGGCCTGCAGCATCCCGATAGATGCCGGCCGCTTTCGCTGCGCCAGTGAAGGCGCCCTCCACGCCTTTTGCGGCTTTCTCGGCCTTAGTGCCAGCCCCATTGAGCTTGGCGAGATCGCTTTCGGCGCGGGCGACATCGCTGGTGTCGATCTGAATCGCTAGGCTGGCGATGTCTACCATGGTTTTCTCCGGGCATGAAAAAGCCCGCACAGTGGCGGGCTCTTGGTGTTGGGTTGCGCTGGTTGGCGCGGTGTTAACTCTCGGTCAGCGGAACCTGACCAGCTTGTCGATAGCGCGAGGCGTGCATTCAAGCGTCAGCGTGGAGCCGTCCGCAAAGGCCAGCTCCGCAAGGTTGCGCTTCTGCGTGTAGAACGAGCCGCCGATTGCGACCACGACCCCGGCGATTGCGCCAAACGGGCCGAGCAGGAACAGGCCAAGAAAGCCCAGCACGATCACGCCGATGAAGGCGCCAAACAGGCCGAACTTGCGAGATGCGTCTACCTTCGTCTGCAGGGAGACGACCTGCGCGGCCTCGAAATACGCCTTGCGCGAACCCTCCACGACCAGCTGATTGTTGTTCAGGAATGCGCTGCCTTTGAGGCCAAACGAGCCGCCGACGATCTTCATTTCAAGCTCCCCCCAATGGAAAGCCCGACTGTAGCAAATCGCCACCCTACTTCGCCCGCATCACCTCCAGCGCCGCGACCTCCATCACACGCACGCCGGCAAAAACGTCCTGCCGGTCGCGCTTTTTGATGCCCTGCAGGCGCATGACGGGCTCCAGGGCGGTGTAATCGAGTCCGGTCGGCCCGGACATGCCGGAGCGCCACTGCGTCTGGAGCGCGGCGAATACCTCGAAGGCGTTCCAGTTGTCGGGCCAGACCTCGATTTCGATCTCGAAGTCGTCCGGCGAAAAGCCGAACGCCTCCATCTCGTCATCGGAGGCTGAGCCCTGGTAGAGCGCCCGAGCCGCCGCGATCAGTTTCCCCGCTTGGCCTGGGTGATTTCGGTGATGTAGGCGCCGATGATCTCGCGCGGGGCGCCTGCGAAGTTCTGGCAGAGCAGCTCAATCGACTCTTTCGAGAACGGATCGTCCAGCTCCCAGCCGGCGAGCACGTCTTCGACCAGATCGGCGTCCTTGCGCTTCTCGATGCCCTTCATCATCTCGCTCAGCTGGTCGCGGGTGCGGTGCTTGAACTCGAATTGCAGCTCTACGCTGTCGCCGCCGTGAACCGGGATCGCCACTTTGGCTTTGAAGGTCGGGGCTACAGCAAGTTTGAATTTAGCCATGATGTGTTTCCTCTATCGGGATTCAAAAAAAGAGGGCGCCAGACCGTCTCCGGCGCCCTTTGCAGAAGGTCTGCTAGGTGGCTGAGCGGTTAGGCGGTGTAGCGGGTCGGACGCGACAGCAGCGAGAAGGTCGAGTTGACGGTATCAACCTGGCCCTTGTTCTTCGTCGGCGTCTCGTTGAGGCTCACATAGCCGTAGTAGTAGATCTTCGAGCCGTTCTTGTTGAGCATCAGCAGCGGCCGAATGGCGCGAGCGTCTGCCGCCTTCTTCAGCGCGACATAGCCAGCCAAGGACGGATCGTCGCCGATCTCCATCGAAATGGTCTGCGCGCTGTACATGGTCGGAATCTGAATCTCGAAGTCCGATTCCAGCGGCGAAACGGTCGCGAACTGCTGCTCACCGCCCGACGTGCTGATGCCAATGATCTGGCTGACCTGGGTAAAGGCGGTGACCTTCTGTGCTGAGCCGGACGAAGTGCCAGTCGGGAATGCGCTGGTGTCGCTGGTATCCAAGCCTTCCAGCTCGAAAGTTCCAGCGGTCGCAGCCGCTACGCGAAAGACGCGCTCGTTGATGCGCTGCCAGCCGGACTTGATGACCACGATGTCGCCATTGGCGAAGCCGTGAGCCGAGGCGGTGGCAACTGCGGTGGCGGCGTTACTGATGCCGGTAATGGCTACAGTGGAGCCGAAGGTGGTGCCGAGGTGGACGGTAGTACCGTCGGGGATGGCGAAAGCCAAAGGAGACTCCTTGCCGAACTTAGCGGCAGTTGACGCCCGTTCGGGCAATAAAAAACCCGCCGAAGCGGGTTCTTGATTTGGGGTTGTGGCTACTGGTCAGCGCGGTATCGCAACCTGACCGGCAGCATGTAGTGCGTGTCGCCAGGAATGCCGGGGTACTGGCTCGCGGGCGCCGTGACTTGCAGCCAGAACGCGCCTGACTGAAGCCTGAGCATCATCGGGAATAGCGCCGCGATCTCGTCGGCCAGCGCCTCGGCAGCTCCCGCCCCGGTGCCGAGCGGCACATAGACGGAGACCTGAAACAGCCCGAGGTAGCCGCGATGCTCGCCAGCCAGGTCGATGCTGGTCGTGTCGGCCGGCAGCAGCGAGGCGCGCAGGTAGGCGCCTGCTGGCGGCGTAAACTTGACGTTATCCCATGCGACCGGGACCGGCCTTGCGGCTGCCCATGTGGCCAGGCGCTGCTCAAGAAGGCTGCGAATCAGCTTGTTGCTCATGTATCCAGCTCCCGCACGGCCTGGTTGACGTAGGTTTGAAACTCGGTCGCCGTGACGCCGGCAACGCCTTGGGGCGCCTGCGAGGAGTGGCCCATTTCAAGGTCGTATGCGTACGGAACTGTGTTCGCCAGCCAAATCGAGTTGATGCCAGCCTCGTACAGGGCCAGCACAGCCTTGCCTGCCGCCAGCGTGGAGTCGCCTGCCGCATCAACCCGCTCGATCATCTGCCGCGCCGGGGCGCCGAAGGTGACTTGCCAGTTGCCGCGAAAGCGCCCCCCGACGTAGCCCTCCGGCGCCTTGCCTTGTATCTCGGTCTTGCCTGTCGCGAGATTTGTGCTCGGGTTCAGGCTCAGCCAGATATCCGGGTTGCCGACGGGTGATCGGTCGATCAGCTTGGCGAGCATGTCGGCCCCGGACTTGCGGACGACCTCCTCGACGTTGCCCTGGGCCTTCTCGACGAACTTGGCGAGATCCAGCGTGAATGCCATGCGTCACCTCATGATCGACGCGGCATAGACCAGCGGCGTGCCGGCCGGGCTTGCTGGCGTGGCGCCGAGCATCTGCCAGTCTTGCCCCTCGTACTCGACGACGCAGCCGGGACCGGGGGGCCACAGCAGGCCAGACGCCGCGATCTTTAGCGCCCGAATGTTCGATTCGATCAGCGTTCCGCCGACTAGCTTGTTGTCGAAAGCCTCGACGGTTCCCTTGCTCGCCGGCAGCACTAAGGCCGTGATGCTCTGCGTCTCGGTCGAGCCCGCCACAGTCGAGCCCGTCATCGGGTCGTAACTGTCGGCGGTGACGCGCTTCATCGTCAGCGCCTGCCCGTATTCGCCGATCATCTCGGCGGCCAGTGCGGCCATCTCGTCATAGAAGGCGCTCATGTCACCCCCTGGTCAGTCGGATCTGATTGCCGCCGAGATAGGGCCGAAGCAGTGCCATTGCGAACGCCTCGCCGGCCGTGATGGCGCGACTTCCGGCCGCATAGGCGGTGCTTTTCGATACAGCGCCATCGACCGACACGGACTCGCTCAGCACTTCGCGCCCGGATGCGCCGTAAAGCGCCCCCGCCGCCGCCTCTCGCGCGATCTCCGCGCCGGCCTGCACTACCGCTGCCGGCACTTCATCGAATGAGGGCAGCGGCTTTGCAGAGAGCCAGGCGTTAGCCATCAGCACCGCGCGAGCGGGATCGCCCGTACCGGCCCAGCCAGCGCCGAGCAGCGCGTCTACTTGCGCGACAGTGATGTAGTCCATCGGTTATGCCTCGGGCTTGGGCTTGCGGGGGCGCGGCTCGGGTTGTTTCTTGCGGCCCTGCTCGATGCGTTGCAGGGTCGCGAAATCGACCGGCTGACCGGGGGTCAGGCCGTCTTCGTTGCGTTGACTCATGCGTCACTCCTCTGGCAAGGCGAGGGCCGAAGCCCCCGCCACGCGATCAGTTGGTGATCAGGAAGCTGATCGGGACGTTCTTGCGCTCAACCACGCGGGACCACGCAGCGTCCGCCGCCAGCTCGGACAGGGAGAACGACACGCTCGCCGGGGTGCCAGTGTTCTGGTAGCCGAACGGGTGCAGAATCCAGGTCTTGCGGGTCCACAGGGTTTCGACGCCCGCGCCGTTGCCCTGGTTGGCTTCGCGCTGGACCTCGACCGGAACGACTGGGGCGCCGTCGCCGTAGCCGAACGCGCCTTCGCCGAAGATCACGGACGTGTACTTGAAGCCCGAGGTGGTGCCCGCCACGACCGGCAGGCCGTCGTCGACGATCACGCGCAGGCCCATGTAGGTCGGGATAGTCAGGCGACCTTGGCTGTCCGGGATGTAAACGATGTCGTCGTTCTTCACCATCTGCTTCATCACAGAGCTATGGACCGCGATGGCGCGCAGGGCGTCGGCCGCATCGCCCATGGTGTAGACGGCATCGGTGAAGGTGTCGCGGTTGAACTTGGTGGTCGCGGTCTGCGAGCCGGTCGCTTCGGCCGCCACGTTGATGACCATATCGCCGCTGTTGTTGGCGACGTTATCGGCCAGCACGCCGTTGCAGGAGGCGATCAGGCGGCGCTGCCACTGACGCAGCCAGTAAGCGTCGACGCGAGCGCGGATCTGATCCATTGCGCGGCTGCCCATGGCCAGCTCGGAGGCCAGGTCAGCAGCAGACAGGCCCTTGTTGAGGAACGCCTTGCGCGCGATCTGCTCGCCCTGGACGATCTTGTCCGGGGTAGCCAGCGTCGCGGGGTTGTCAGTGGACAGGTTCGGCGCCACGGTAGCGTCGATGTCCTTCCAGAACGGCAGCTCTGCGGTCTTGCCGGCTGCGGTGGCGATATTGTCGAGCAGGGCATTGCGGGTGACGACGCCCGACTCGAAGAAGGCGGATTTCTCAGGGGAGTTGACGGCGGGCAGGTCTTGGAAAACCTTAACGTCGATGATGTCAGACAGTTGAACAGTGGCCATGGGGGTTATTCTCCGGTGCCGTAATAGTCAGTTTTCAGGCGGTCATACAGCGTCGGGTCGCTCTTGCGGATGGCCGACAGCTCTGCGCCTGTGTATTCGTTGAATTTCTTGACGGCCCCGCCGCTCGGTTGATTGCTGGGAGCCCCGCCCCCTGTTACCCCACTGGCGTCAACCAGAAAGGGATACTTGCTCTTGAGATGGGCCAGCACCTTTTCGTGCTCGACCTCTACGCCGCCCAGCTCGAAGCGGACGCCGTTGTCTGTGTGCTTGGCCAGTTGCGCGACCTTCTCGGCCAGCAGTTCGCTGCGGTCGCGATCCTTGGATAGCTGCCCTGCGAGGCGCTGTGCCTCCAGGCTGATCTCCTGGCGCTGGATCTTGGATTGGAACTCGGCGAACTTGTCGGCCAGCTCTTGCTTGGCCTTCTGCTCGCGCTCATACAGCGACTTGAATTCGCCCTTCTCGCGCTGGCGGTCTTCCTCGGCGCGCGTCTTCTCGTCTTCGAGTTCGCGGGCCTTCTGCTTGGCGGACTTGGATTCGCCGAGCAGCTCTTCGACTTTCGCCTTCAGGCCGCCCGTCTCTTTCTCGACTGCTGCCTTCACTTCGTCGGCGGTGAACGCCTCTACTTCTGTACCGTCTTGCAGGATCAACTTGGCCATGTGCCCTCCGGGCGTATGGGGCTGGTCACAAACCAGCAGGCAATAAAAAAGGGTTATCGGTTTTACGTGTTGTTTCAGGCAAAGCGCCGCCTTAAAGCATATTGGTATTAGCTTCGGCTTTAAGTGTTGTTATAATGAGCGCTCATTGACAGCAGGAGAGGCGTTCATGGAGATTCAAAAGCGAGTAAAAGCCTACATCGTCGAGACAGACGACCCCGAGGAAGCGACTGTCCAGTTCGCTACGACCAATGTGGCCGCTCGTCGGCAAGGCGCTGACACGATTGGAACCGACTTCGGGTACGTGTCGTGCAAACGACTGCCTTGGGCTGATCTGTATGCAGAAGATAGGGTCATCCCGGAGCCTGCATTCATTGCGAATGGATGGCGGTACGAGTGCGCCACATGCGGCGATAGCGTGGATAGCTACACGGAGTCGCCGGTATTCGCTCTGAACCTTGTCTTCTGCTGCGAAGCGTGCCACGACGCTGAAGTCGAAGACCGCAAAGCCGAGGCAGCCCGCAAGCAGGAGCTGATTGACGCAGTGCAGGCCAAGTACCCCGGCGCCGTTGTCACCTATGCCAGCGGCCACGAGACACGGCGGAACGTTAGTTTTCGTTTCCCTGGAGGGCAGGGCCCGGTCGATTGGGAGCTAGGAAGCGAGACGGCGCTGATTTACCGGGACGACCTAAATGCTTGGAATGCTTGGCACGGCTTGCAGCCCGCGCATGGTGGTGATTTGTGCGCAGAAGGAGCAGCTGGTGACTGAACCCCTGTCGCTGCTTCACCCGCTTAGCTTGCAGATCGTGGAGTTCCTAGAGGATGACCACGATCTGCAATTTAAGGTTGAGTTTCCGGTCCCCGAGTTCTGCACCGCCTGCGGCGCTATTGGCCAGTCGATTCGCTTTTCCAAGAAGCTGACCAAGTACGTTGACCTTCCCATCAGGGGAAAGCGCACGGTGCTATGGGGCATGCGACGCCGCTACAAGTGCAAGACCTGCAGCAAGGTCTTCTCGCCGGCCCTGCTGGACTTCGACGAGAAGCACCGCATGACGAAGCGCTGCCATGCCTACGTCATCAAGCACGCCATGACCAGCACGAACTCAGCGGTAGCCCGTGACCTTGGCGTGGATGAATCGGTGGTGCGTCGGGCTTTGCGTGACTACTGCGCCGAGCAAGAGGCGGGCTACAGGCCCATGCTGCCGCGCGTTCTAGGCATTGACGAACTACTTGTCGGCGGCGAGTACCGGTGCGTCCTGATCAACCTGGAAGAAACGACGATCATCGACGTTCTGCCCAACCGCAAGAAGATCGTGATCCATAACTACATCTCCAGCATGCGCGGACGGGATAGGGTCCAGATCGTCTGCCAAGACATGTTCCACCCATACAAAGACGTCTCGCTAGAGCTGTTCCCTAACGCCACAGTCATCGTCGATAAGTTCCACGTTGTTCGGTACGCCAACGATGCGATGGACCAGATACGCAAGCGAATCAAGCGAGGTCTTACCGCTCCCCAGAAGCGCACCCTGAAAGGCGACCGCAAGCTAATGCTGATGCGCCGGCGTGACCTGGACGTTTGGGCGCACCTGAAAATCAAGACGTGGTTCGATCAGTTTCCCGAGCTAGGCACCGCCTACAACCTCAAGGAAGGCTTCTACAACATCTGGAATAGCAAGACTCACCATGCAGCTAGGCAAGCCTATGACGATTGGCGGCAGCGCATCCCCGCTGAGCAGGAGAAGGACTGGAAGGTCGTCACGACCATGATGGCCAACTGGGGCGAGTACATTTTTAACTACTTCAAATTCATCCCTCAGCGGTACACCAACGCGCTAACCGAGTCGATCAACCGCTACTTGCGCGACGTAAACCGTAACGCACGAGGCCTGAGCTTCGAGATGTTCCGCGCCAAGATCATGTTCACCCTGGAGCACAAAGTGAAGCCGCCAGAAACCAAGCGGCTAGCGCCGTTCCTGGCCAGGGAAATCATGGCGGTCGAGCCCATCGAGGACGAGCTGGTGGATTACGGCGTTCCGATTTTCAGCATCCTGCAGCTGTATTCAGAACCAGAAACAGGAGCTTTCCAAGAGGAAGGCTAACAACACAACCAACCACCTCACCTAGGGTATTCAGAAAGGGCCGAACAACACCCTTTCCCGAATACCCATAAAAAACCCGCACTAGGCGGGTTCGGTTTGAATCTTGGTTGAGGGCTAATCGCCGGCAAGCTCCACTTCGCAGCCGGCATAGACTCCTGTCGGGTAGCGCATTTCCAGGTTTTGATGCGCCTGGACGCTCACGTACACACGCGTCGGCGCATCACCAAACTCTGCTTTGATCTCGGCAAAGGCTGCCTGCATGTGGCGATTTATGATCGCCTGCATGGCCTCCTTGATATCGCGGTAATCGGTAATCGTCTTTTCGATACTCACATCACTACCCTCTCGCCCTTCATCGCGCACACGAAGCACACGCGCTGCTTGGTCGCGCCCTTTCCGGCGCCGATCTTCGTTTCGATGTACTCACGCCCTCCGCATCGGTGGCACTGCGGCATGGCCTGCGGCTTGGGCATCTTGCGCACGCGCTCGCGCACCTGCTCCGCTTCGGTCTGCGGCGCTGGCGTGCCTTGGATAACGTGAAATCGGCGCTCGGTCATGCAGCCAGTTTAGCGAACGCAGCGGCATCGCGCTCGCGCAGTTGCTCAAGCGTCAGATAGCGGCCATTCGGGCTGTACAGATCCGGCAGCTTCAAGCCGCCTTCGCGTATCAGTCTGCCGCGTTCCGGGCCTAGCACCTGATCCTGTCTCGCGGGCGATTGGCGTTGCAGCCAGGAGGCGAAGGTGGTTTCGGCGGGAACCTGCCCATCCATGCTTGCGCGGTCACTCGGGCTGATCTCGTCAATCGGAATGCCCAGCTCACGCCAGCTTTTCGTCACGGGCGTTGAGGTGGAGCGGCAATTCCAGTGGATGCGGCCGGGGCCTTGCAGCCAGTTGACCTTGTGACCGACCGGCTTATGTGTGCCGGCCTCGTACTTGAGCCCGTCACGGATTCGACATGGCTCGGATGTTTTGGTGTCGAGCGTGCTGCGCCAGACCTCGGCCTTGATTAGGTCGCGGTTCGAATCAATGAAGTGGTCACGAGCAACCGATGCCGTGTGCCCGACAGCCGTTTGCACAACCGCCATCAGGTCGCGACGTGGCCGCTGTAGCAGGCCGTCAGCGTAGCCAGCAGCCCGCGTGCCACGAATGCCGCGAACGATCTCTGATGCAGTCTTGCCCTCGACGTAGCCGATGCGGATGGCGTCGCGAATCTTCGTCATGCGCCCGGCTTCGACTTGGCTGGCCCAATCGCGCAGCAGCCGCCCTTGGAAGGGCCTCGCCATCGCCGCCGCGTAGACCTGAGCCGGTGCGACGGTGGCAATCGGGAATCGCACCTGCACCACTGCCGGAAGGGTCTGCGCGTAGAGACTGGCCTGATAGCCCGCCTCATAGCCTGCGAAGGCTTGCAGCTCGCCCTCCAGTGCGCCGAAGACCTCGGCATAGGCCGAAGCATTCAGTTCGCGCACAGAGCCCAGCAGGCGCTCTAGGCGCTCGACGGTGAAGGAATCAGCCGGCAGTCGCTCAAGGGCCGCGGCCAGTTCGGCGGACAGGTCCGCATCGACGCGATTGAGCAGCGCGATCATCCGGCGCACGACGCCTGCGGAATACTCTTGCAAGTCGACCGTGTGGCCTGTCAGTTCGTCGAACAGCAGCTCGTTGACGGTCGCCATCAGATCACCCCAAGCGCAGGCCCTTGTGCGCCGATGCGCTCTTGCTCGCCCTGCCAGTCGTATTCGTCACTGATCACGCCGCGCCGCTGCATCTCAGAGAACAGGGTCTCGTCCGACAGTTTCCCGGCGTTTGCCATGTTGAGTAGCAGCGGCAAGGTCGCCTCGGGCATGTAGTCGGCGTCAAAATTCCCGCGCATCTCGACGGCGCCACCCTCGGGCAGGCCGCTGTAGTCGGCGAAGATTTGCAGCAGTTGCGCGATGCAGTCAGCGAACTGGCTTGCCATCCGGGCCAGTGGGGACAGTTCTTGCGCGGCCTCCTCGTTGGCCTGGGCGGCGGTCTTGGTCTGCTGCTTGTCGCGCTGCAGCAGCTTGGCCCCAGCCATCCGCATGTCGTCGATCAGGTCTTGCAGCGACTCGCGGCCTGCGGTGATCGCGGCCCCGGTGTGCTCGACGTAGCGCGCATCGCCGTCTTTCGGCATGCGGGTAGCCGAGCCGGCGCTGATTGTCAGGCTGAACTGCTCGTCATCGGTGAACATGAACAGCAGCGGCACGCGTGCGACGTGCAGCAGGTTGTCTTGGTCAGACTGGCTCTGCCAGTGCTTGACGTTGAGATACGCCAGCTCGATCAGCGGAGGGCGCGCCGTCAGGAATCCAGTGCGGCCGGTGTAGTAGGTGATCAGCGGGATATAGTCCAGCGTGTTGCGCCCCTCGTCATACAGCGACCAGCTGCCACCAGTCTTGCGGTAGAGGCGCCACAGGCCCGGCTCAAGCACGCGGATCTGCTCGATGATCTCGACGCCGTAGGCGCCATCTGGCACCTCGACCGACTCACTGAATCGGAGCTGAGCCAGCCGGCCACCCTCGACGCGCCAGCCCAGCACGCGCTCCGGGTGAATCAGCACCGCATACGGGCGAACCCCTGCAGCCATCTCGTCAGCCGCCGTCTGTAGCTCGCCGGCCTGCGGGTAGTCGATCAGCGCGTGGCACAGGCCATGACTCAGCGCAGTGCGGAAAAACTCGACCGCCCACGACGCCAGGCTGTTGCCGCTCTGATCCACGTCATCGCACAGGGCGGCAATCGCCTCCGGCACGTCGTCGCCAATCTGTAGGGGCTCGGCAAACACGCGCGCGGTCATGTTGCTGACTGTCTCGGCGTAGGCCGGCAGCAGCGTCGAGAGGCGCAGGCGGGCCATATAGGCATCGTCTTCTTCGGCCGGGTACTGCGGCAGCAGGGCCTTGCCTGCGGCGCGCATCGCGGAGGTGCCGCCCATCAGTGGGGCCACGATCTGCCAGTCGGCACGCATGGCGTCTACTGCCGGGATGGTCTGACTGGGATCGTTGCTCATTCGGGTTACATCCGTAGCGATTGGGTTGAGGTGACGCGCTTGATGATCGGGAAGCGGTGAACGACGAAGTAGCCGAAGGCGTCGGCAGGGTCTTCCGTGCCGTCCTTGTTGGGCTCGCCTTGTTCGTTGTAGGCCTGCTGCTCGAGCACCTGAGTGGTGACCGGGCATTTGTCGGTGTTGATCTTCAGCCGCCGCACGCCCTCGCCATTCAGGAGCATTGCGTTGACGGCCAGCACACGGTCACGAACCATCGGGTTGGCCGGGTTGACGCGTACCGTGAAGCCGGCCTGCTTGAGCAAGCTGTGATCCGACTCGCTGCCGTTGACGCTCTTGCGGTTCTTGCCGCTGGCGTCGGGGTATACGGTGATCTTGTGCTTACCCTGGTATCGGGTTTCCAGCGCCTCAATCATCGCGGGCGTGTCGAATAGACTGGTCAGCTCATCGAGCATCATCGGCTCGCCGCCACGGATAACGAACACGCAGGCCGCCATCCGGTTGATATTGAAGTCCATCCCGATATGCAGCTCTTCACCCGGACGAATCGTCTCGTCGGTGTGATTCAGTCGCCTGCAGAAGTTCGGGTAGACCGACCCGCTGACGAGGTTGACGAACTGGCCGTCAATGTAGGCGTCGACCAGATTCGCCGGGTACGACTCACGCAGCGAGGGTATGTAGTCCTTCGGCAGGTTCTTCGCGTTCTGCCGTGTGCTGGCGTGAACGATGCCGTACAGCGGGCGCTGGCTTGGATTGGCTGCCAGCTCCTTGACGAACTTGCGATAGACCCAGTTGAAGCCCTCGGGTGTCGTGGTTACGTCAATCGTGTTCTCGTCGCGGCCAGGCCAGACCGTCGACATGCGGGCGATGATCTTCTTCCACGCGCTGTCGGCCTTCTTGATCGGCATACAGTCGATCTCGTCGACCAAGGCATGAGCGATGTTGAAACCGACGATGCGGTGCGGGTGCTCCATGCTCTTGCAGACGATGGTCGACAGGCAGCGGCCTTTCTGGTCGCGCAGATGCACCCGCTTGTTGCTCGGCACGATGTCGGCGAACAGGCCGAACGCTTCAGCCACGCCCGGTATCGTGTCGTAAAAGATGTCCGCGATCTGCGGATAGGTCGGCGCGAAGTAGCCCTGCGGTATGCCGGGGTGCTCCAGTGCGTTGATACACAGCCGCACGCAGCCTACGAAGGTCTTGCCGCTCCGGTAGCCACCAACGAATGCTGAGAACTTCTTAGGGTGGCTGATGAACTCGAACTGCGGCTTATTCAGCTTCAGGGTCGCTTGCATCTTCCACCCCGATAATGACTTGCTTCGGCTCAGGCAAGCCTTGGTTCGGGTCTTCCAGTTCGCGGCGAAGCTTTTCGTTGGCTAGGCGCTTGCCTTCGAGGTCTTCGCGCGTCTTGGTCAGCGACTCAATGCGAGCCAGGTATCGATCAGCCAACAGGTCGTAGCCATCAGCCTTCGCCATCAGCACGCGATTCAGCAGAACCTTCGTCAGCCGAAGCTCTTGGTCGATCTGGTCAATCTCGGTCGCATGGAAGTCCGCCAGCTCTTCGTCCGTCAGGTACTTGCTGTAGATCGAGCCGGGCTTTGCCGCATTCTTGTTGCCTGCCGCGCCCGTGCTCTTGCCGCCGTGCAGCTTGCAGCGCTTGGAACCCGGTACCGCGTGCCGCTTGCATGGTTCCCCGCTGCGGGTCTTCGATCCGCATAGGGCCATGGTCGGGCCTCATTCATGGGGTTGTTTTCGCGAATGATTCATTCAACGTCGTTCGGATGGCGTTCGGCGCCTCACGCGCAGCCCACCAACCCAGCCGCCCACCGCACGCCCTCAACCACTGCCCAGCCGATCAGGCAGAGATTGGCGAGGCCGAAGCCGATGACGGCGATCCAGACGGCGCGCCTCACTGGCTCACCTTCCGCTCTGCCCACTTTCCAGCCAGCGCCCGCACCTGATCCACGCCCAGCAGGCCGATCAGCCCGCCAGCGAATAGCGTCCAGGCCAGGTTAGCGCCCATGGCATTTACTCCCAGGCCGACGAGCATGATCAGCAGCGCGCCGAACAGGGCTTCGAGCAGCTTGGCTAGCGGGCTCTTCTCAGAGCCGTACAGGTGGATGCGGATGTAGGACAGGAAGAAGGTCAGCATCATGGCTAGTCCGTGCTCACGCAGGGCAGCGAGGACTGTCGCCCACAGGCCAATGTCTTTTTCGGGCATGGGCGTCATCTCGTTATCCCGCGCGGGGCTCTTGTGATTAGGTCCGGCTCTCCGATGCGCTGTCATCCGCTAGATGGCAAAGACGCAGGATCGGGAGCCGGAAACGAAGAAGCCCCGCACTAGGCGAGGCCGAAAGGTGTAGAGCCCGATTCCCCGCTCGTCAGCAGGGCGATACTCGTTACCGAGTCGCGGTTTGTGCTGCATGTGGCGCGAGGCCGATTGCAAGCATGCCGGGGATGGGATGGGCGCAGGATGGCGAGGCCTTCTTCAGCCGTGTTCCGCCCGAAACGAAAAAGCCCCGACCAGATCGCTCTGTGCCGGGGCTTCGGTGTTATTTGTCAATCCTTAACGCGAAGAATCGACAGGATGGCTTATCATCGGCTCATTAGCGCAGTCTGTCAACCCTCTTTGCATGACGCCAGGCATTCCAGTGCAAACTGATCCGGGTAGCGCCATTTGGCCTTGCCCGACATCCAGTCCTTGAGGCTGGTAACTCCAATCCCGAGCCTCTTGGCCGTGGCTCGCTGACTCAGGCCGTGGCGCGCCTTGATCTGCGCAACCAGGCCCCGGACGTACTCGGGGTCTGCATTGATCTGGGAGGCGTTAGGCTTCAAGCGCATTGGCCTCAGCCTTGATTGCATCCATAGCGGCATCCGCCTCGGCTTCGGTGGCCCGGATCAGATGCACGGTATCGCGGCCGTCTTTGGTGTAGATGACGTGCCACTCGACGCCGATCACCTTGTCCGATTTTGGGCCTGCAATGCCAATATCAGCGGCGGTCACTTCGGCGCGAGCCATGGAAACGGTGGTTTTGCTGAACTGGAAGGGTGCGCGCATGATGTCTCTCCTTGATTTCGCCGCGCCGTTCTTGGCTGGCATGGGTGTTATATTAGGGCCGGATTCCGGCTCAGTCAACACCCTTATCAGGAGAATTTCACGCCGCCTCGGCAATGGCTCCGACCTGCTCTAGCTGCTCCTGTAAAACAGCCAGCGCACCGTCAGCGATGGACTTCAACTCCTTGTGAATCTCGCGCCGCCAGCGCTGCTGCGTCTTGATGTTTGCTGGCTCGTCGCACCAGTTGTCCATCTCGTACCAGCCTGCCGGCAGCACAGCAACCGAGCGCTTGCCCTCGCCACCCTCTTTCTTTGGGTAGGCCCATGTCCAGCACGCGCACTCGATGAACCGCTCCGGCGCGGGCGACTCAATCCACTTGATCAGCAGATTTACCCCCGCATGCTTGCGCGGCCCGTCCGTCGAGTATTGCCCGGCGAGCGCAGCGTACTGAAGCTGCGTCAGCGTCTCGCGCATGATCCGGCGCACCAGGGCATCGTCTAGCAGTCGCTCAGCACGTCCGGAGATTGCGCCAGGAATGCGCGCTTTTTGCACTCTGGGCTCGAAATCACATCCCCCTGCGGAGTTGATGACCTCGGACGCAAGGGCGCGCACGACTGCGGAAATCACGTTGCGGTAGGTCATGCTGCGGCTCCCTTGATCATGTCGTAGCTGATCGTCGTGCGCCCCACTTCGCCGTGCTCGGCGTGATAGGTGATCACCTTCGCGTCACGCCCGCTCATCCAGCCGCCTCGGCTCGCGTGGCTATCGGGTGCGGCCAAGGTGCGGTGCTGCTCGATCTGCATCGTGTTCGTCTCGCGGACGACGTTGTGGTGCAGGTGGCCGGTGTGCGCGTAGCTGTGCCGGGTACGGCCGAACACCTCGCGGTATTTCGCGATAAATACGGTTTCGAGCGAATCCATGCGCTTCTTGTGGCCGTGATGGAAGAACAGAGACGTGCGACCGTGCTCGATGCAGTAGTAGGGGTCGGGCCGGGTGATCACCTCAATGCGCGGCTCGTCGGCGTACAGGGCGGCGAACAGCTCGCGCAGCCACATGCTCGACGCCAGATCGTGATTGCCCTCGGCCATCAGCAGCACGACCCGGCCGTGCTTGTGCAGCAGCATTGCCGTGATGCGGCGAATCACCGAGATAGCGACCCGGACGAGCTTCTGAAACCGCGTGTCGGCGTCAAGAATATGGCCGGAGGTAGGCGTAACCGCCTGGATGCCGTCCCAATGCAGCAGATCCCCGAGCTGCGCAAACACGCCCACTTCGGAATCGGGCGATTGCGAGATAGCCGCGCCGAACCAGTCAACCAGTGTGTTCTCGGCTATCCGCATATCCCAATCGGCGCCGGTCTCCTCGCCCCAGGCGTTCATGCCCAGGTGATAGTCGGTGATGACGTAGCAGTTGAGCAGGCTCGCCAGCGTGGCGCGGGGTGCCGGCAGGGCCTTTTCCGGCCTGATATCCATTGCCAGCGCGCGAACGGCCTCGGCCATCAGCTGCTCCTGCCGCTGATGGTCGATTGAGGTCTTCACCCACTGGATGACCGGCTCGCCGTCCTTGTACAGCGTCGAAGTGCCTTTCAGATGGAAGCCATCCGGCACGGCCTTGGTCATGTCGTGCTCCGGGCTCCATCCCTGCCGGGCAAAGCGCGCCTTATGGGTCGCCAGCGAGCGCGGGTGCATACCCAGCATCAGCGCGGCCTGGTCCAGCGTGCGCCCGATAAGGGCCTCTTTCATTTTCTCGTCGCTGTGCTTGCGTGCCGTCATGCCGCCTCCCCCTCAGAATTCTTCAATAGCCCAGCCGCCGCCCGCCTTTTTGGTCTTGGCGGTTACGGCGATGATGCGGAACGGGTACTGTTCGGCGGCGATCTTGGTCTTGGCCCGCGCATCGTCCTGCCAATAGCCCTTGACCTCGTGTAGCTCCATGCTCCCGTCCGCCAGCATCACGGCGAAGTCGGGCGTGTAGAACGTCTTGTCCGCCAAGCGAAGCTTGATGCCCTCGAACTTGTACCAAGCCACCTCGCCCGAGAACTTGCGGGCCTCCAGGTGCTGCCGATACGCCTCTTCGGTCTTGTTGAGCTGGCCGGCCGGGAGCCGGCCTAGCGCCTGGATTCGCTTGATGGCAGTCATCTAGGCTTCCTCGCCACTAGCCACGCCTTTACGGCATCCCGCACACGCTCCGGCACAGCCTCCAGCAGCTCGATTCCCCTTGCCTGCCGCGCCCTGCCCTGCAGCCCCTTGAGCTTGTGCTGGATCAGGTAACCGATCTTGCTGGCTTCGATCCGCTCCCGCTCCGTCGCTGGCAATAAGGCCAAATTCAGCGAGCCATTCCCGGCCAACTCCCTCGTAGTGCTCGCCGTCATTTCCGTTCTGCCCCACTACGTCGATTCGGCTGATCTTCATGCCAATTCCGCCTTCTCTTCCGGGGCGCGGTAGTCAATGGTGTTCTGCTGGCCGAACTCGGGAGCAATGGCGTGTGCCGGGCAAGGCCAACGAAGCGACCCATCACCACCAGGGCACGTGCACGGACCTTGTTCGCCAGGCACACAGAAAGCCTTATTTGCGGCCGCAAGTTCCTCATCCATCATCTGCAGCCGGCGAGTCGCACTGTCTGCAATATCCTGCCAGTCGCGGCGCACGCTCTTATGGCCCCGCTGGCCGGCTGCCAGGGCTTTCTTGACGACGTGCTGAGCTACCGGGCATTCGACGCCGAACAGCTTGAGCACGCGGTACACGTCGATCTGCTCCAGATGCGATACGTCGCGGAAGTAGTGGTTGTGGCTCATGCTGCCTGCTCCTGCTTCTTCGGAAATACGCACCAATTGCCTATCCCCCTCCACGTTCCGCCGTGGCTGTACTGGGTGATGCTGTCGTAGGGCGAGGCGAAGAAGGACCACCACTCGCCGAGGATCAGGCCGGGAGCCCATCGCCACGCCGGGCGACTGAAGCCATGAACAGAGCCGACCGCGTAACCCCAGCGGCAGACGCTGATCGCGCACGCCAAGGCCCAGCCGGCTTTCACTAGGCTCTTGCCAAATACCCAGCCGAGCCACGCCTGGACCGGGATGCCGCACGCGGCCAGAAAAACGATGTACCAGTCAAAAGTCATGCAGCCACCTTCCCTTCTCTAATCAAAATGTCCTGCGTCCGCATAACGCCCTCGGCATGGGCGTGGCGGGCTTCGTCGTTGCTCAGATGGCGCGTGCGCCGGTCGATCTCGTCGTGGCAGGCGGAACAGGCCCATGCACCCTGAAGGTCGTTTGGCTTGCAGCCGACGCCGCACGTGCCGGCCATGCGGTAGTGGGCGAGAACGGTGGTTTCGGGGTTGCCGTTGCAGATGCCCGGAATGCGTACCTGGCAGTCACGGCCGCGCGCGGTGTCGCGGAGCTTCTTGCTCATCAGTACCGCCCTCCCCAGTTGTCCTTCTGGGTCCAGCGCACTTGGTTCTCAGCACCAAAAGCCGATACCCACTCGATCAGCGAGGCGCACTTCTTCACGCCCAGCTTCGAGGTTTTTTCGTAGATGACGTCAAAGCCGTTGCCGTCGAGCGCAGGGATCATCGTGGCGTTCTCGCCGGTCTCGCGCAGCCAGGCAGCAGTGCAGAGGCGCTTCCAGATCAGGACGTTCCACTTCTTGCCGGCGTGCTCTACCTGCTTGGCGATGTCGGCCAGCATCGCGTGCAGCTTTGCGTTCTGCTCTGCGGTACGGTCTTCATCGCTAATGGCCAGCTTGCGTGGCTGCTCAAGATCGACGGACTGAAGCCAGGCGATAGCGCGCTGGCGGTCCATCTCGTTGCGCAAGGGGAAGGTTGGGTTAGCCATTTACGCAGCCTCCCTGCTCGGCAAGCATGGAGAATGCTGCCGCTGCCACTCGTGGAACTTGCCCATTTCCAAGGGCTTTAAGTCGGTCCACCCGGCAGGCCACCCCATCAGCCACTCGACCCACGTCGGGTTCAGTTGGCCACCGGCCCCGCCCTGAGGGGATACCGCCGTATTGAGCCGAATCTGCTGCCCGCGCGCCTTCCGATCTGCTAGTGACTGGTTGTTCCATTTGTTGGCGTCCGACGCATTCGGCGTAGGCCACATCTTTACCGCCGCCCCAAGAGACGGGGACTTTCTGGCCATGTCGCCTGGCGCTCCGTTTCTCTTCCAGCCCGACGCAAGTGGAGTTGGCCATAAGCCAGACTCGGTCCCGCTGATGGGGCGCCCCGAGATCGGCGGCTCCCATAACACACCACTGCGCGTCATACCCCAGCTCGGCAAGGTCACCGAGGA